CACCCGCACCGCCACCCCCCGCGCCGCCTTCGCCGCGGACGGCCGCCTGCTCGCCCTCATCGCCGACGGCGAGGACACCCCCGACCCGCTGGCGTTCCTCGACGTAGAGGAGGGCCAGCCCCTCCCCACCCGCGACCAGATCACCGAGGCCCTCACCGGGCTGTCCGCCGACGAGCTGGCCGCCGTCATCGACGCCGCCGTCGCGGAGGGCCAGGCCATCGGCGCCTCCGACGACCCGATCACCCCCGAGGTGCTGGCCCGCATCAACGCCCTCGCCGACGCCCGCGAGGTCGCCGAGGAGCGGCAGGGTGCTATCGCCGCCGAGGCGGAGGAGGCGCAGCGGCAGCGTGACGAGGCCCTGGCCCGCCTCGCCCCCCGCTCCGAGGACGGCCCGGAGGACGACGAGGAAGGCGACGAGGGCACCGGAGACGGCTCGGACGGTGAGGGTGAGGGCGACAGCCAGCCCGCCGGTTCGCAGGCCGCCCCTGAGCCCGTCGCGGCCTCCGCGGGCCAGCGTCGCCGTGTGCAGGCCGCCGGGCGGCCCGGAGCTGTCCCCTCCTCCTCCACCTCGACCCGCAACCGCGCCGCCAACTCGGCCGGGGGAGAGCCCGCCGGGTTCGTCGCCCCCCGCGCCACCGCCACCCTCGTCGCCTCCGCCGGGAACCAGCGCGCCGGGCTGGAGGTGGGGGCGACCATCGCCACCGCCGACCAGCTCGGGGAGGCCATCAACCTTCGCCGCCACGCCCTCCGCAACACCAGCGGAGGCGACGGCGAGCAGGTGCCCGTCGCCTCGCTGCGAACCTCCTACCCGGCGGAGCGCTTCCTCGGTGACGATGCCGCGCAGAACACGCAGCTCATCGACGCCGCCACCGACCAGGCCACCCTCGTCGCCTCGGCGCAGGCCGCCCTCGCCAACGGCGCGATCGTCGCCGCCGGGGGGCTGTGCGCCCCCCTCAACCTCGACTACGACGTGCCCGTGCTCGGCTCCGTCGCCCGCCCCGTCCGCGACGCCCTCACCAACTTCGGTGTCCAGGGCCAGGGTGGGGGAGGTATCCGCTGGCGGCAGCACGTCTCCTTCGGCGACTTCGCCGGGGCCACCGGTATCTGGACCCTCGCCGACGACGCCGCCGTCACCGGCGACCCGGACACCGAGCCCAAGGTCAAACCGTGCATCGACGTGGAGTGCCCCGACGACGCCGAGGCGTACGTGGAGGCCATCACCATGTGCATGACCTTCTCCAACATGACGGCCCGCTTCGACCCGCAGGCCACCGCCGCCAACGTGCAGGCATCCCAGATCGCGCACGCCCGGCTGACGGAGAACCGTCTGCTCACCCAGATCGCCGCTCTGTCCACCACCGTCACCGCCGGGGTGGTCGTGTCCGCGATCCGGGACGAGCTGCTCGCCACGGACCGGCTGATCGCCGCGTTCCGCAACTTCTACCGCCTGGACGAGGCCATCGCCCTCCGCGCCGTCAAGCCCATCTGGTGGCGTGACGCGATCCGCGCCGACCTGATGCTGGGCGCCGGGGTGGGGTCGGGCACGGACATCCGGGAGGCGTTCGCCGTCGCCAACGCCACCATCAACTCCTGGTTCGCCGCCCGCAACATCAACATCACCTGGCACCTGGACGGCCGCCCCGCGACCGTCGCCGGGGGCTCCGAGGTGACGATGGCCAACCAGTTCTACGCCGCCCTCACCGACAACGCGGCCGTGCCCGACTTCCCCGCCCAGGTGGAGACCCTGCTGTGGCGCGAAGGGGACATGCTGCACCTCGACGGCGGCAGCATGGACCTGGGTGTCGTCCGCGACTCCTCCCTCAACCAGGTCAACCGCTACAAGCAGTTCTCCGAGACCTTTGAGGGTGTCGCCCACCGCGGCGTCGAAGCTGTCCGGCTGGTCACCGACCTCCAGCCGACCGGCATGACCGCGGGCACCGCCGACACGGCGGCCATCCTCGCCGCCTGACAGGTACGCCCGGCGCCAGCTCTCGACCCCCGCTGGCTGGCGCCGGGTTCCCTGACAGGCATCCCGACCGCGAGGAGCACCCATGACCGTCACCGTCACCGCCCCCCCGGCGGCCGCCCCCCCGCATTCGCTCCTCCGCGCCGCCATCACCAACCGCGACGACGACGCGGGCGGTGAGTGGGTGCGCGGCCTCCAGTACGTGTCGGAGACCTGCGGTGGCTACCGGGCCCTCTCCGACTGCACCGCCGAGGAGCTGGACCAGGGCGCCGCCGCAGGCGTCGCCGACGCTGTCGTGTACCGGCCGTGGGACCTCCAGGTGCAGGACCCCTGCCCCACCACCTTCGGCTACCAGGAGGCGGAGGTGACGGCCCGGCTACGCCGCGCCGCCGACTCCATCGAGTCCTACGCCATCGCCCGCGAGCTGTGGACCGGGGAGCTGTCCGAGCAGGAAGCCGCCGCCATCGGCGGGGGCGCCGAACCCAACCTGTACCTCGCCAAGGACCCCACCGTCCTCGGCTCCGGGCCCGTCTCCCCCCGGCGCGGCCTCGGCCTCCTCCAGAAAGCAGCCGGGGACGCCTTCCACGGCCAGCAGGTGTTCCTCCACATCGCCCGCGACGCCATCACCATGTTCGGTCCCGACCTGGCGAAGGTGGGGAACCTCCTCTACACCAACCTGGACAATGTGGTGGTGGCCGACGCCGGATATCCGGGCACCCCCCCGGAGGGCACCTCCGCCGCCGCCAACGTGTCGTGGATGTACGCCACCGGGCCCGTCGTGGTCCGCCGCAGCCCCCTCGTCCTCGACTCCGCCAACGACGCGGAGGTCATCGACACCCGCACCAACACCATCCGCCGGACCGCAGGGAAACGCGTGGCGGCCACGTTCGACACCTGTGCGTACTTCGCCGTCCCCATCACCCTGAGCTGAGGAGCCCCCTGTGACCACGCCCACCCCTGTCCGCAAGTCCGGCAGTGTGTTCGCCCTCGGTGGGCGCTTCACCCGCATCGCCTCCAACGGCGCCCCCGTTGTCGGCCCCGACAACGCGTACGTGTCGGACAACCTCGTCAAGCTCGACTACACCCTGGAGTACCGGGACGGCACCGAGGTCGAACGCCTCAACGGCCAAGGCAAGGCGTGCCTGTACTACTCGTCGCCGCCGACCGTGAAGCGTCTCGTCATCGACTCCCTGGAGTTGTGCTACCCCGACCCGGAGCTGGAGGAGATGCTGGGCGGGGGGGATGTGCTGCTGGACGAGGACGGCCGCCCCATCGGCCACGCCGCCCCCGAGGTCGGCTCCGATCCCGTCCCCAACGGGATCGGCGTGGAGCTGTGGTCCTCTGCGATCACCGACGACGGGGTGGACGACGAGCTGCCCTACATCTGGTGGACGCTGCCCCGGCTGTACCTCAAGCCGTCCGGTGTCTCCATCTCCGCCGATCCGATGGCCGCCGCGTTCGAGGGTCAGGGCAACCAGAACCCCAACTGGGGCAACGGGCCCCTGAACGACTGGGAGTGGGAGTCCGGCCGTGTCGTGCAGCGCGTCCGGCAGGCCACCATGCCCGACCTGTCCGCCAACGGCTTCATCGCGGTCCCGGCCGCCGTCTGACCGTGGTCGCCCCGTGGACGGACCTCGACGCCATCCCCGCCCCGGTGCCGGAGCTGGGTGGCGCAGAGGAGTGGGTGCCGGTCATCGCCCTCGCCTCCGAGGTGCTGTGGGCGCTGTCCGGCCGCCGCTGGGGTGGCATCACCACGCGCACCGTAGAGGTGGTGGCGCCCGCGCCCGGTGACCCCATCCCCTCCGGCTGGGACCTGACCTGGGGCACGGCCATGCACCCGGCCGTCGTGGACGGCCAGATCATCAACCACGGCTGCTGCGCCGCCCCCACCGAGGTCCGGCTGCCCGGCTCCCCGGTCGCCGTCTCCGAAGTGTCCCACCGGGAGGCGGTCCGCGACCCGGACACCTACGACCTGCGCGGCCCCTACCTGCGGGACCTCACCGGCACCGGCTGGCCCGTCTGCGAGCCCGGCATCGTCGTCACCTACACCTCCGGGCAGGAGCCGCCCGACGGGGGCCGCCTCGCCGCCGCCCTCCTCGCCCGCGAATACGCCCTGTCCGCCCTCGGCCAGCCGTGCGCCCTCCCCGCCAACGTCACCTCCGTCACCCGGCAAGGCATCACGCAGACCTTCGTCCCCGCCTCCCAGATCATCGCCCTCGGACAGACGGGTCTGGTGCCGGTGGACTCGTGGCTCGCTACCGTCAACCCCGCGAAGCTCACCCGCCGGGCCCGCGCATGGTCCCCGGACACCTCGCCCCGCACCTACCGGAGGACAGCACCGTGATCCTGCTCCTGGGCCTACTGGCCCTCCTGGCGTTGCCGCTGCGCGCCGTCTACGACCCGTTCGCCCCGGCCGCCCCCGGCTTCCCCGACAAGCGTCTGCGCCGCGCCGGGCTGGATGACGAGACGATGCAACGTCTCCGCGACGAGTACGCGGGCATGGACCGCGACGACCAGCGCCAGTTCATGCGTTTCGTGTCCCGCAACCCGGACCGCTCCATCGCCGCCCGCTACCAGGGCCGCCGATCCCGCGAGGACCTGGAGCACATGACGGTGGACGATGAGCTGATCCCGCTGCTGCGGGAACGCCGCCTGTCCACGCAGGGCCGCAAAGCGGAACTCATCGAACGGCTCCTCGCCTCCTACGACGCCCCGAGCGGTGCCCTAAGCGCCGACAAGCCACCCGCCCGGCCGGACACCCCCGACGAGGGCCCGGAGGCCGGGAGGAGCAGCGACACGGCCGGGAATGACACCCCGGACGCGGGACAGCCCGCAACCCCGGCGCCCGCTACGCCGTCCGCGCCCGCCTCGGCGCCGTCCACGCAGGCGCCCGGCCCGCAGACCCCGGACGCCGAACCGGCTCCGGCCACCCCCGCCTCGGCGGACACCACCACCAAGGAGGCCCCCCGTGGCTGACAGCGACGACAAGTACACCGTCAAGGAAATCTCCAACGACCCCGCCGACTACATCACCGGCCCCCGCCGCGGAGAGGCCAACCGCACCCACGGCGGCACCACCCGCGACGGCGCCGTGCAGGTCCTCGTCGTAGAGGGCGCCGGAGACACCTCCAGCAAGTGAGCGAACTCGCCCGCCTGCCCGGAGTCGGGCCTGCGTCACCGGATGCGGTGGCGCAGGCCCTCCTCGACGGCGTGGTGGGCTGGTTCGCCGACAACACCCCCGATGACTACCCGGCCCTCCCCGCACGCCGCTACGTGGCCGGAGGCGACCCGCGGGCCGTCGCCTGGGACGACACCGCCGGGCAGGTCACCGTCACCCTCGGCCGCATCCTCGTCGGCCTCGACTCGACCCGCTCCCAGCAGCCGGTGCGTGTCCCCCGCGCCTCCCCCGCCAACTCCGGCCGCTACACGCAGACCGCCTCCTTCGAGGTGCAGGTGGTGCGGTGCGCGCCCGCCCTCGCCCCCGCCGACGCGCTCCACGCCCACGGCCTCCTCGTCACCGCCGACGCGGGCTACCTCATCCGGGCCGTCCTCGCCGTCGCCAACTCCGGCGCCCTCACCCGCGCCCCCGTCGGCGAGGCCGGGGTGACCGTCGATGACCTGGTGACCCTCGGCCCGGACGGGGGGGCGGCCGCCGCCGCCGTGGGCCTCACCGTCCCCCTGCTGTGACCGTCCGCGCCGAACCCCGCTGCCTGCTGGCCGCGCCCGGCTGGTGGTGCTCCCGTCTCCGCGGCCACGAAGGGCCGTGCGCGCTCCGCCCGTCCTGGTGGAACCTGCCCGCCCTGTGGCGCCACTGGAGGTCCTGATGGTCAAGGGACGAGTAGCCAGTGATGGGAGCTACGTCTACATCGATCCCGACAAGCTGGCCGCCTACGTCCGCGACGGCGGAGGCCCCATCCTCCGCGACCTCGACCGCCGCGCCAGCCGCGTGCAGGCCGGAGCCCGCCGCCAGGTCGGCAAGGACACCCGCCGCCTCGAACGCAGCATCGTCAAACGGCAGGGCGTGGACGCCAAGGGCCCGTTCATCCTCGTCGTCTCCGAGGGCGTGCCCTACGGCTACTGGCATCACGAGGGCAACACCCGAGGCTGGCCTGGTAACCGCTTCCTGTCCGACAACCTGCACCTGGCCCGCGGATAGACGCAGCGAGGGCCCGCCTCCTGCCGGGAGCCCAGATGGGCGGCAGAAGGACGGGCCCTGCTGTCGGCGCGGAGGGCTACACCCGCCCGTGGGACTTACGGTGCGCTTGGGTCCCCGCCGGACACGGCACAGCGTAGACGCGCCGGAGCCCCGCCCTCCCCGCCGCAGCGTGTGGGAGATGCAGGGCCCCGGCCTTACCGTGACTCAAACGGTGGACGGCCAGCCTACCGGCACTGCTTGCAATTGCGCGCCGCCCACCGGGCGAAGTGGTTGTGCGGACACCTCGGCGCCGGTACCCGATGGTACCGGCCCTCCGTCCCCTCCACCGGCGCCAGCTCATCCAGCAGCGCGTACACCGCCGGGCAGGCCTTCGTGGCGAACCGGCCCACCTCATCCCGAGGCTGATCGAGGACGGTCACCGCTCCCACCTCCGCAGGCACACCCAGTGCATGCCGTACGTGACCCGGTCCCCGTCACCCAGCGGCAGCGGGCACCGCGGGCAGGCGGGCCGCTCGATGCGCCGCAGGCACGCCCGGAATACCTCGCCGCAGTCGCTCACGACTCCACCGCCCGGTGCACCCGCATGCCGTCCCGCCGGTCCTCGGAGCGGACCGCGAGACCCCGCCGCAGCAGGTCCGACAGCAGCCCCGACGCGGACCCCTCCGACCAGCCCCCCGCCTTCGCCAGGGAGGCGATGGTGAGGCCGTCCGGCGCCTGCCGCAGCAGCGCCGCCGCCCGCCGCCACTTCGGCCCGGTCACCGGCTCCGGCGCCCGGCGGCCCGTCCTCGCGGACAGCACCCGCCCGTCGGTGGCGATGATCGTGTCCGGCGCCGGATCGTGCTTCGCCAGCGCATCCGCGACCGCCGAGGCGCCCACCCCCAGCCGGTCGCGGATGACGCGGGTGGAGTCCCCCGCCTCCCGCATCGACCAGATGAGGGCTTCCCGCTCCGCGATGGCCGCCTTGGTGCCGGTCAGCCGCAGGTCCGCGAGGTCCCCGAACCACCGCAGGCACGCCTCATGCCACAGCGTGTCCGGGCCGAACGAGGTCAGGTGCGCCCCCGCCTCGCGGAGGACAGCGAGCCGCTGCAACGGCCGGACCAGCTCCGCGCGGATCGCCGCAACCTCGGCGTCAATCTCCGCCTGGCTCATCGGCCGGGCCGCGCCGATCGCGCCCCGCACCACCGCGAGGTCGTACACGACGGCGGTCATCGGACGGCCGGGCAGGCGAGGTGGGTGGCGCGCTCGTCAGTGGTGACGTAGGCGCCCTGACCGTTGACGATGGGGTCCGGGCATACCTCGCAGATGCGGGGTGTCGGGTGGACGTTGGTGATGCGGGCGGCAATGCGTCGGCTGCGGGCCATGGTGATCTCCTTCGGTGGCGTGGGATCGTGCGCGCTCATTATGCACACACCTAACGGGGGGATGTCTAGACGGCGCGCCACTCGCGGCGCAGCTCCGCGTTGACGACCGCGGCGGCCCGACCGGCGGAGCCGTGCTCCGCGATCAGCTCCGTGGCGTGACCCACCGGCACGAGGACGATCAGGGTGCCGTCGTCCTCGCCGAGGTCCTCGCCGTCGATGGTCAGGAACGCCGCGAGGCGCGGCTGGTAGATGGCCGGGCCCGCCAGGCCGTCGGCCACGTCCAGGACGACGGTGCCGAGGAGGCGGGTGGCGGCCGCGGAGAGGGCGGCAGCGGTAACGCGGGGGGCGGTAGTCGTGGTCATGTCCCTACCATCGGCCGAAACTGTCCCCCCCTTTAGCCGGGCACGCGGGGGCACCCCCCGAAAGGGTGAACCGCTCCGACCAGAGCGCTCCCCCCTACCCCCCGCAACTCACCCCCCGGCATGGTTACGCTGACCGCCGTGACGACCCCCGAGACCTCCGCACCCCCCGCGCCGCCGACGCCGCCGCTGCCCGCCTACCCGCCGGTCACCGGCCGGACCGCGCCCGCCCCCCTCGACCCGCCGCAGCCGCTGCCCGACGGGGTGCCGGTGTTCGGCAAGGTGGACGACCGGGTCGCCGTCCCCACCAAGCAGTTCGGGCTGGAGGTGCGCTACCGGCACCGCGGCAAGAAGGTCACCGAGCAGGTGCCGTTCACCGTCTACACCAAGCTCGACGCCGGAGGCATCCTCCGTCTCATGCAGGCCCAGACCGAGATGGAGCAGGCCAACGCCACCGCGTTCGTCCTCGCGACCTCCCTGCTGGATGACGACGGTGTCCCCACCGACTGGTCCCCGCCCGGCATCGACGAGCCCGCCCTGGAGGACGAGGGCGACCTGGACTCCCGCGCCCTCCGCGGCGAACCCACCGAGGTCGATCCGGAGGGCCCCCTGCTGTACGAGCGGTGGGACGGCGAACTGGTCCCCTACGACGACCTCGGCTACGACGAGTTCCGGGACGGCTCCTCCCGCCGACGCTTCGCGTTCATCATGTCCAGCACCTACTACCGGGTGGAGCTGGACGCCCTCATCGACACCTCCAAGTGGCTGATCGAACAGTCCGGGGGACGCCCTACGGGGCGGCCCGCGTCCTCTGGGCGTGGGCCGCAGTCAACGCCCCGTGGGTCCGGTCGCAAGCGCTGACCCGCCTCCACTGCACCGACCTCACCGCGCTCCCCGCAACTGCCCTGTGGGATCTGATCTACTGCCTGGTGGTGGAGGACACCAAGGAGGCCCGAGACCATCGGGAGAAGGTGGACGCAGCGCTCGACTCGCAGTCCACCGGCAAACCCGACCGGGCCACCTGGGGCAAGCTGCCAGCCCACCAGCGGGCCATGAAGAACGCGCCGATGTGAGGAGGCCGCCGGGTGGCTGTCGTCGTCGGTGACGCCGCCGTCCGCGTCCGCCCCGACACCGACAAGTTCGAGGACGACGCCGAGGGCGGCATCGTCGGCGCGATGAGCAAACTCGGCGGCAAGGGCGCCGCCGCCATGGGGGCCGCCATCGGTGGGGCCCTCGCCATCGGCGAAGGCTTCTCCCAGGCCCTCGAACGGGGCGCCCTGTCCGACCGGCTCGCCGCCTCCCTCGGCCTCACCGAAGGCAAATCCGCCGAGGTCGGCAAGGTCGCCGGGAACCTGTTCGCCAACGCCTACGGCGACAGCATGGAGACCGTCAACGCCGCCGTCGGCGCCGTCATGACCTCCATCGATGGCATGGCCACCGCCTCCTCCGCGGACCTGGAGGCGCTGACCGGCACCGCCCTCAACTTCGCCACCACCTTCGACGTGGACGTGAACCGGGCCACGCAGATCGCCGGGCAGCTCATGCGCACCGGCCTCGCCAAGGATGGCACCGAGGCGTTCGACCTGCTCACCGCCGCCTCCCAGAAGGTGCCCGCCGCCCTCCGCGAGGACGTGCTGGACGCCGCCGACGAGTACGGCACCTTCTTCGCGTCCCTCGGCTACTCCGGCTCCGAGGCGTTCGGCACCCTCGTCAAGGGCGCCGAGCAGGGCATGTACGGCATCGACAAGGCCGGGGACGCGATCAAAGAATTCACCATCCGCGCCACCGACATGTCCGCCAGCTCCACCGCCGCCTACGACTCCATCGGCCTCGACGCGCAGACGATGGCCAACCGCATCCTCGCCGGAGGAGACACCGCCAAGGGCGCCACCCAGAAGATCATCGACGGCCTCCTCAAGATCAAGGACCCCGCCACCCAGGCCAACACCGCCATCGCCCTGTTCGGCACCCCCCTGGAGGACATCGGCACCGCGAAGGTGCCCGAGTTCCTCAAGTCACTGTCCGCCGCCGGGGGAGGGCTGGGGGACGTGTCCGGCGCCGCCGACCGCATGGGGCAGACCCTCAACGACAACGCCTCCACCAACATGACCCAGTTCATGCGCACCGCGCAGTCCCTCGCCGTGGACTTCCTCGGCGGCCAGGTCATCCCCAAGGTGCAGGAGGTGTCCGGCTGGCTCAACGACCACTTCGGCCCGGCCGTCTCCTACGTGGCGGGGATCATCACCGACGACATCATCCCCGCCGTCAAGGACTTCACCGGCTGGGTGGACGACAACTCCACCACCATCAGCGTCATCGCCGCCGTCATCGCCGCCGTCTTCATCCCCCACCTGCTGGCGCTCGCCGCGCAGGCCGTCCTCACCGGCGCCACCACCGCCGCCATGTGGGTCGCCTCCAAGGTGGGCGCCATCCAGGCCGCCGCCGTCCACTCCGCGCAGATCGCCGGAATGATCGTCCGCTGGATCGCCCTCGGCGCGCAGGCCGTCGCCTCCGCCGCCGTCGTCGTCGCCCAATGGGTGTGGATGGGGATTCAGGCCGCCGCCTCCGCCGCCCGCACCGCCGCCGCCTGGGTGGCCGCGCAGATCCGCACCGTCATCTCCCTCGCCGTCATGGCCGCCGGGTTCGTCGCGCAGGGCGCCGTCATGGTCGCCTCCGTCGCCGCCACCGTCGCCGGAGTCGTCGCCGGATGGGTGCTGATGGCCGCGCAGTCCCTCATCCAGGCCGCCCGCATGGCCGCCGCCTGGTTCATCGCCCTCGGCCCGATCGGCTGGATCATTGCCGCCGTCATCGGCCTCGTCGCCCTGATCATCGCCAACTGGGAGACCGTCAAAGGCTGGACGATCGCCGCCTTCACCGCCATCTGGGGCTTCATCCAAGGCGTCTGGGAGTGGATCAAGGGCGCCATCTCCGCCGCCCTCGGCTTCATCGGGGACGCCATCAAGTGGTACCTGAACATGTGGTGGACGGTCATCTCCACCGTGTTCAACGCCGTCGTCACCGTCGTCACCACCGTCTGGAACACGATCGGCAACGCCATCCGCGGAGCCCTCGACTGGATCTGGGGCATCATCACCGGCGCCTTCAACAAGATCAAAGACTTCGTGGGCTCCGTGTTCTCCGGCATCGCCTCCACCGTCGGCGCCGTCTGGGACGGCATCGGCGCCGCCATCAAAACCGCGATCAACGGGATCATCGGCACCATCAACAAGTTCGTCATCGGCGGGGTCAACGTCCTCATCGACGGCGTCAACCTGGTCAATCCGTTCTCCGACGTGCCGCACATCCCCTCCATCCCCAAACTGCACTCCGGCGGCATCTTCGACTCCGGGCAGGGGGAGGGCCTGGCGCTGCTCCGCGACCAGGAGCGGGTCATCACCCCACAGCAGCGGCTCATCGCCGACCGGCTGCTGGGTGACCTGCTGTCCGGCACCATCGCCGCCGGGACAGCGATGGACGCCGCAACCGGCGGAGGGCTCACCGTGCACAACGAGATCACGCAGCAGCCGGGCGAGTCCGGCGCCGTCCTCGCCGCCCGCGTCACTCAGGACACCGTGTGGCGGCTCAACGCGGGCATCACCCGCCGCATCGGCGCCACCGGAGCCCTCGCATGAGCGTCCTCGCCGCCGACGACCGCGCCTACCTGACCGCCGGGCGCCGCACCCGCTACGCCCTCGGCCTCCCCGAGGCGCCGCTGATCGTCCTCAACGACGCCGACACCTACGGCTGCATGTGGGCGTGCGACGTGCCGGACGGCTGGGATTCCCCCGAGGTGACCACCCCCTCCGACCGGCGGCAGGGCGGTCACGGCTCCTACCTCGGGGAGTCCACCTACGAGGAGCGTGTCCTGGCCTTCGAGGGCACCGTCACCGCCCCGACACCCGCCGCCCTGGACGACGCCTACCGGAGGCTCCTGCGGGCCCTCCTGGGGCAACTCAGCAGCTTCCTGCGGTACACGCACCTGGACGAGACACCGGCCGCGATGGGGCTGTGGGTGCGGCCCACCGGCAAACCCCGCTGGCGGGTCCTCGATGATCGGGTGGCGGACTTCTCGTTCACCCTCGTCGCCGAGGACCCCATCAAAACCGGCTCCGCCGCCGTCTACGGGCCCGTCCGCCTCCCCACCGTCGGGGGGGAGGGCGGCTACCCGATGGGCGCCAGCGGCGCCGTCATGCCGTGGACCTCAGCCGGTGGCACCATCGCCGTCACCGTCGTCACCGTCCCCAACGCCGGGGACGAGGACTCCCACGCCATCTACACCGTCACCGGGCCCGTCCCCCGCCCCCGCATCCAACTGGGGCGCGGCCCCTACGTGGCCCTCAACACCGACCTCGGAGCCCTCGACGTGTGGGTGGTGGACACCGCCGCCGGAACATCCACCGTCAACGGCGTCAACCGCTACGACGCCTGGGGCGCCGGATCCACCTTCCCCCTCATCCCCGCCGGAGGCGACGAGGTGCGCCTGCGGTCCGCAACCGGCGGCACCGACCAGGCCGCTGGCCTGACCGTGACCACCGCCCCCTCCTGGAAGTGAGCGCCCCGTGGCTGTCCTGAGTCCCCCGTACGCCCTCGGCGCCGCCGGTCAGGTGCTGTCCGGCCGCCTCCTCCGGCAGAACATCGGCGCGATGGCGATGCCCCTCGGCGCCGGGATCACCACCCGCTCCGGCTGCATCGTCGGGCCCACCGGCCAGAACGGCGAGGTGACGCTGCCGACCCCGACAACCTGCACCGTGCAGCCGTTCCGCGCTGTCGTGCAGAACACGCAGGACCTCACCGCGGGCCCCGCCCTCGTCACCAACGACGCCGCCGTCACCCTCGCCGTCACCGCGCAGCACGCCACCCAGTTCCGCAAATCCCTGGTGCTCATCGAGGTCAACGACTCGCAGACCGCCGGGGTCGGATCCTCCGGCACCACCGACCGGGCCCGCCTGTACCCGCTGGACGGTGCCCTCGCCGCCACCTCCGGCGCCGCCGCCCTGCCTGCGCTGCCCGCCAACTCCCTCGCCCTCGGCGAGATCCTCATCCCCCCCACCGGGCAGACCGTCACCCTCACCCCGTACAACCCGCGGACAGTCATCCGTGGAGAGGTCTACCCCGTCACCGACGAGGCCGCCCGGCTCGCCATCCCCTCCGCGGACCGCTACCCCGGCCTGGAGGTCCTCGCCCTCTCCACCGGCCGCGTGTGGCTGTGGAACGGCACCAAATGGCTGTTCAGCACCGGGCCGATCCCCACCTGCGTCGTCCGCCGGACAACCACGACTGGCGGGATCGTCGGGCAGGTGTGGACCCCGACCATCTGGGAGCTGATGATCACCGCGGACACGACTGACACGAGCATGTGGTCCGCGGCGCAGCCCACCCGCATGATCGCCCCCATTGACGGCATCTACCACTGCTCGGGGATCGGTTCGATCGCACAGGGTCACGGAAACCTCGACATGTTCACCGCGTTCCGCAAGGGCAGCGACGGTCTCTCGCGGCGCAGCAACTCCCTGGGGCACATCACCAACCAGGCCGCCGAGGTGCAGTCGGACACCACCATGAAGCTCGCCGCCGGAGACTACGTGGAGTTCCTGCTCTACATCTCCGTCGCCGGAACGCTGAACTTCATCGCGGCCGGTGTCGAGATCACCCCCCGCTTCGAGATGACGTGGATCGGTAACTCCTGACCCTGCCCCTCAACCCCCCGATAGGCTGCCCGCCATGGCTCAGCGCAAGCAGGACGACCTCACCGCCGACGACCGGCGGGTGGAGTACACCGACAACGGCCCCAAGCCCGGTGACCCGGACGACGTTGAGCCGATCGAGCAGGACCCCGCCTGGCTGCCGCCGGGCACGCAGACCGCCGCCGAGGAGACGAAGTGACCGCCACCCCCGGAGCTGTCCTCGACGTGGCCCGCTCCCAACTCGGCACCGTTGAGGACAGCGACGGCAACACCCCGTACGGCGCCGCCTACGGCATGAACGGCGTCGCCTGGTGCGCCGAGTTCCAGTGGTGGGTGTTCCGGGAGGCCGGGGCGTCCGACCTCATCCCCAAGACCGCCTACACCCCCACCTTCTACAACTGGTTCGTACAGAAAGGGCAGGCCAGCCGCCAGCCCCGCGTCGGCTCCCTCGTCTTCTACGACTGGCCGGACAGCGTGCCCCGCATCCAGCACGTCGGCATCGTGGAGGCCGTCAACGAGGACGGCACCCTCACCACCATCGAAGGCAACACCACCTCCGGCACGGGCGGCAACCAGTCCGACGGGGGAGGCGTGTGGCGGCGCCGCCGCTCCCAGACATCCGTCGTCGGCTACGGGCATCCCGCCTACGCCGCCGTCACCGAAGCCCCCCACGCCCCCCCGGCCGCAGGCTTCGACCCCAACAGCCTCCGCACCCTCACCTACGGCATGCGGAACGACGCCGGGGTGAGAGCCCTCCAAGGCTTCCTCAACCGCTACAACTGGGTGCCCGCCCTCCCCCTCCTCCCCGCCACCGGCAACTACCTCAACCAGACCCGTGACGTGGTCAAGGCCGCCCAGAAGCAGTGCGGCATCACCGGCGCCGACGCCAACGGGGAGACCGTCGGCCCCCGCACCAAGGCCGCGTTCGGCGCCCGCGGCGCCCGCTGGTGACCTCGCTGCTGACCGCACCGGCCGGGCTGCTGGCACGCGCCGACCCCCGGCTGGTGCGCTGGCGCTACCACTTCACCGACTTCCGCTCCGGCCGTCTCCTCGCCACCCTGCCGATGACCGACACCACGTTCGATACGGTGCTGTCCGGCGCCTCCTCCGCCTCCGGCACCGTCCCCCTCGCCTCCGAGGCCGTCCGCCGCCGAGACCCGTTCGGCTCCACCGTCCCCCGCCGCTCCTGCCTGTGGGCGGAACGGCAGGAACGGGACCCCGCCACCCGCACCGTCATCGACACCCGCATCATGTGGGGAGGCGTCATCATGGGCCGCGCCCGGCAGCACGCCGCCCGCACCATGAAGCTGACCGCCGTGTCCTGGGAGTCCTACCTGCAACGGCGGCTGTCCGGCGACTCCACCTGGGCCGCCGCCGACAAGTTCCTGATCATGCGGTGGCTCGTCTCCGAGGGTTTCATGCAGCCCACCTCCACCGGCCTGTACCCGTCGATGAGCCCGCACACCGCCGGGCTGGACTACGCCCTCGCGGGCGCCCTCCCCTCGCCGCCGTGGAACACGTCCGGTGTCGTCGCCGACCGCACCTACCTCGCCGCCGACCTCAAACCGGTCCTGGAGAACTGCCTGGAGCTGTCCCGCTCCGGCGCCGGATTCGACTGGCGGCTCGTCCCCGAGTGGGGCACCCCCGGAGACCTCACCACCCTCCGTGTCCGCCTCGACATGGGCTACCCGCGGCTGGGCCGGACCGCGCCCGCCGACCTGCGCTGGTCCACCGAACGCGCCGACATGCGGTCCCGCTGGGGCTACGTCGATGACCTGACGATCGCCGAGGACGGTGGGGGCGTCCACAACCGGGTGACCGCCCTCGGGGAGGGCACCGGCCCCAACCAGCTCCGCGCTGTCGTGGATTCCTCCACCACCACCCGCGACGAGAGCGCCGCCGGGTATCCCGTCTACGAGGCGTCGCTGGGCTCCTCCACTCAGGATCTCCGCACCCAGGACTCCGTCACCGGTCACGCCCGCGGCGCCCTCCTCGCGCAGCTCTCCTCCGAGACGAAGGTGTCCGGCATCAAGGTCCGCGGCGACCTCGCCCCCACCGTGTTCATGTACGACGTGGGCGACGACGCCACCCTGCGCATCGGGGAGACCACCACCGGGCAGACCACCCAGATCATCGGGCAGATCGTCGGCCGATCCATCTCCCCCCCGGAGCAGGACACCACCGAGCAGGTCACCCTCGACATTCAGGGTTCGGTGACGTGATGGCGCAAACCCTGGACGACACCCTGGAGGCGCGCCTCGGCGAGCTGGAGACCGGGCTGCGGGCCCTGCGCACCGCCAACCCGTTCGGTCAGATCACCGCCGTCGACCTGGCGCTGGTGGAGCTGTGGGGGACGCCGAGCACCGTCGGCAGCGTCGGCTGGGTGTCCGGCACCCCCCTCGTCTCCCTGTACGTCGCCTCCGGCCGCCTCCGCGTGGACGTGGCCGCCTCCCAGGTCGCCTCCGGCAACAAGTGCTCCGTGTACACCTCGTACGCCGTCCTCGGCCCCGCCGCCACCGCCGCCCTGTCGCTGACCGCCGCGCAGGTCGTCGCCCCCGCCTACGACCGCTCCTACGAGGTGCAGCACTCCGGCACCGGCCAGGACGCCCGCGGCGCCGCCTCCACCTTCGGCCTGCACACCGGCCTCGCCCCCGGCTGGTACACCGTCGCCGCCCGCTACGCCCTCACCTACTCGTCCACCGCTGTCGCCCCCTATGGGGGCATCACCAACCGGCGGCTGTCCGCCATGCCGTACTGAGTCAGGTGACCGGCTCGTAGCCGCCCTCCGGGGTGAGGAACACCCACCGCCGCCCGCGCAGCAGCAGCGGCACCGCCCCCGGATCAGGCTCACTCGGGGACAGCAGGTAGCCGCGCGGCCCGGACCATGCGGGGTCGCCGTGGACGGAGCGACCGTCCTCGCCGTCGATGATCAGGCCGGGCGCCCCGAAGTTGTGGACCCGCGCCAGCAACGCGATCACGTTCGGCAGGCTGTCCTGATCGGGTCGTCGGGTGCCTCCCATGCCGCCCGGCCGCCGGTGGTGGAGCTGCCACAGGTCGCCGTCCACCTCGCCGAGGAGAGCCCCGGTGATCGCGCACCGACCGTCCTCCCGCTGCCACGCGGCCCGCCGCAACTCGCGCATCCCCAACGCTGTCCCCCTCGGTTCCTATCGTGCATAATCGGGGGGACAGTTGTACCACGCCGAGGAGGACACCATGACCGCACCACCCGTCGCGAAGCGCCCCGCCGGACGCCCCCCGAAGATCAAGAACCGGGCCCGCTGGGGTCTGTACGTCAACGCCGAGCACCGCCGCAAGGGGGAGGAGCGGGCCGCCCGCAAGGACCACGGTGACTACACCGACGTGCTGCGCTCCCTCATGGCCGCCTACGCCGCGGGCAAGCTGGACGCCTACGCCGCCACCCCGCCGGAGGACTGACGGTGCCTTACCGGACCACAACCTGCGGGAGCTGTCCGGCGCCGATCATCTGGGCCCGCACCCCCGCCGGGAAGCGCATGCCGGTGGACGCGGAGCCGACACCGGACGGCAACGTCACCCTCGTCCCCCCGCTGGAGTCCTACGACTCCCCGCTGGCCGTCGTCTCCTCGGAGCGCGACCCCAGCTCCACCCGCTACACCTCGCACTTCGCCACCTGCCCGAACGCCGACTCCCACCGTAGGAGCCACTGATGCCTGGCCAACGCACCAACACCAAGACCGATCCCTCCCCCGCCGGGGAGCCCGCCCCCGTTCCCATCGAGGAGGTCCCGCCGACAGCCCCGCCCGCCCCGGCGCCGGAGCCCGCGCCGGAGGAACCGCACACTTCCCGCCGCATCGGCTTCTTCGGCCAGGAGTTCCCCCTGTCCGTCGGCGAGGCCATCGCAGAGGTGACCCGCCGCATCGGCGCCATCGAGAAGACGGGCCGATCCACGGAGGGCTACCGCTTCCGCGGCATAGATCAGGCCCTCGCCGCCCTCCACCCCATCCTGGGTGACGTGGGTCTGGTGATCGTGCCCGGTCAGGTGGTCCGGGAGCAGTGGGAAACCCGGGCCACCGCCAAGGGCGGCACCCTCAACGTGGCCCGACTCCTCGTCGGCTACACATTCATGGGCCCGGACGGCTCCACCCTGCCCGCCGCCGCGTGGGGGGAGGGTGCCGACTCCGGCGATAAAGCCACCCAGAAGGCGCACAGCCAGTCCTACAAGACCCTCGTGTTCCAGGCGTTCACCATTCCCACCGAGCAGTCCGCGGACGACGAGGCCGACGCCACCAACGAGGCCGCCCGCCCGTTCACCGCGGAGGAGGTCACCCGCGCCATCACCGCCGCGCAGGCCGCTGACGGCTGCACGGGTGTGGACGCCCTCGCCGGGGTGCGCCGCCGCGCCCTGGAACTGCTCACCGTCCCCGTGCCCCTGGAGGACGGCTCCGTGGTTCCGCTGTCCGTGCTGTTCGACCAGCGCCGCGCCGCCCTGGAGGGCCAGGCCGGGGGTGAGCCCGCGTGACCGTCATCGACGAGACGGGCGCCGAGGTGTCCCCGCCCGAGGAGGAGGACAGCGGCTGCCCGCACCCGGCCGGAGCCCGGCGCCTCGCGGAGGTGGTGGGCGGCCGCGTCCAGGTGTGCACCGCCTGCGGGGAGGAGGTCCCCGCCGCCGCCCACCAGGCCATCGTCCCGAAGGACCGGCCGGGCACCACCGACCCCACCCAGCGGGAGGGCGATGAGCGTTCCGTCGGCGGCCTCCGGCACGTCACCTGGGACCCGACCAACCCGGCCTCCTCCCGCCCGTACACCCCGGAGGAGGTGGAGCTGGAACTGGTGGACACCCTCGACCGGATCGAACGCGGCGCCGGGTTCCTCACCACAAAGGAGGAGGCCCGCTCCGCCGCCAAGGTCCGCTACGAGCTGGACTTCGCCCGCGCCCGCTTCACCTCGGAGCGGCGCACCGTCGGCGAACGGGAGGACGACGCCCTGCTGGCCTGCCGCGACGAGTACGAAGAATGGCAATTATTGGAGATGACGTGCCGGACAGCGAAAGAGGGGCTGCATAACCTCCGCACCAAGGCCAACGTCCTCCAGTCCGTCCTGTCCTCCATCCGCGAGGCCATGCGGGGGGGCGGTGGCTTCGGGTGATCGCCGACCTATGGGGCGAATCCACCGCCCCCCTCGTCGGGGAGCTGACCATGCCGGACGGCTCCCGCTGGCTCGTCGTCCAGCGGGAGCTGTCCTCCGCGGACCGCTACTCCGACCTGGCGGCCGCGGAGGTCGTCACGATCACGCACACCCTCGTCAAGGCGGGCAGCCGCCACGACCCCCGCGTCCGCCCCCTCCCCGAGGTGGGTGGCGGATGAGGACCTGCGCCGACCTCGCCTGTCCCTGCCACGCGGCACCGCCGTCCGTCTCCGCTGTCGCCCTCCACGCGGCCGCGGAGGCGGAGCGGCTACGGGCCTCCGAGCCGGAGCTGTTCCCCCTCGCCCGGCAGTGGTCGCTCTACACCGGAGAGCCGCTGGCGGCCTCCCTCGCCCGCTGGCGCGCCGTCCGCGACTCCTTCCAGGCCGTCATGCGGCAGATGGCGGAAGCCATCAACGGCACCCTCCCGCACATGGAGCGGCTACGCGCCGCCCTCCGCGACGCCGGACAGCTCCGCGAGGAGCCACCGGCCGACCCCCGCGCCCGTGCCCTGTGGGCGCGGGGCAACCGATCCACCGGGCCTCCCCGCCCGGCGGCCGGGCGGACACGCCGCCCGCGCACCCACCCCGGCACCACCGACCGAAAAGGAGCCTGACATGGCAGGCGAGACAACGATTTGCGTCGTCGGAAATCTGACCGCCGACCCTGAGCTGCGCTTCACCCCGTCCGGGGCGGCCGTCGCCAACTTCACCGTCGCGAGCACCCCCCGCACGTTCGACAAGCAGAGCCAGGAGTGGCGGGACGGGGACGCCCTGTTCCTCCGGTGCAGTGTGTGGCGGGACGCCGCCGAGCACGTCGCGGAGTCCCTGACGAAGGGCAGCCGGGTCATCGTCCAGGGCCGCCTCAAGCAGCGCTCCTATGAGACGAAGGAAGGGGAGAAGCGCACCGTCGTGGAGCTGGACGTGGAGGAGGTCGGCCCGTCCTTGAAGTTCGCGGATGCCAAGGTTATGCGCGCCGCCCGCCGGGACTCCGCCCCGGCGCAGCGGTCCGGCGGACTGGATGACCCGTGGGGGTCGTCCATGGCGGGTGCCGCCTCGGAGGAGCCTCCGTTCTGACGCATGCACACTGAGTGATGGCCCGGCTCTCCTTCCCTGGGAGCCGGGCCATCACTCGCTCGGGGGACGACGCGCGGCGCGCCGGATAGACACAACAGGGTTAGGTGTGTGCATAATACGGGGGACAGGCCCCCTCCACGCCAAGGAGCACACCATGAACGCCACCACCCCCCGCTGGACCGTCACCACCGACTCCTGGTCCCTCGCCCGGATGCGGGAGGCGCAGGCCTTCCGCCGCGCCAACCCCGGTGTCACCGTCGAAGAGCAGGCCACCGACATCTACCTGGACGCCTACCTGGCCGCCTGCGAGGACGCCGCCGCCGAGGTCGGCACCACCACCGAGCGCGCCACCGCCGACGAGGCGCCCGCGCTCCGCGGCACCGGCTCCGGCAACAGCACCGGCGGCAACCGCAACGCCCCCACCGACGGGCAGATCCGCTTCCTCGCCTCCCTTGCCCGCGACCTCGGCTACGAGCTGCAGACCCCCCGCGACAAGTCGCACGCCTCCCTCATCATCGACGGCGCCAAGAAGGCCCTCGACAAGGCCCGCCGCGAGGGCACCGCCGCCGTCCGCCCGGAGCGCAAGGCCACCGAGGGCCAGATCAGCTACCTGACGGACCTCCTCGCCACCCGCGTCGCCCCCGAGGGCTCCGACTACGCCCTGATCGACCCGGCCACCCTGTCCTTCGCGGACGCCTCCCTCGCCATCGACGTGCTGTCTAAGCGCCCCCGCGCCACCGCCGCCACCTCCGCCCACGGCATCCGCGAGGGCCGCTACGCTTTTCAGCCGGAGGACGCGCAGGCCATGTTCCTGCGGGTCAGCCGGACGGGTCGCGTCTACTCGCAGGCCGGGCCCTCCGAGCACCCCTACCGCGGCACCGACACCGACGCCCTGCGCTGGATCGCCGCCAACCCCCGCGAGGCCGCCGCCCTCTACGGTCAGCTCATTGGCTGCTGCGGGCGGTGCGGCCGGGAGTTGACTGATGAGACCTCACGGTCCGCGGGCCTGGGCCCGGATTGCGCCAAGAAGGCCGACTGGTGAGCTGACCCGCCGGACACAGTGCCCCCCGCCGAGACAGGCGGGGGGCACTGTCGGTTCTAGGCTGGGCCCCCCGCAAGCTAGCTCCCGCGCTAGTGTGCGTGCATAATCGGGGGGACAGCCCGCCCACGCCGAAGGAGACCCATGACCACCCGCCCGCTCCTCCCCCTCGCCCCCCCGGTGGGCTGCCACGTCTGCCGCACCGGCTGTATCTGCCCCGCCGACCGTCTCGGCTGCGGCCACTACGGCTGCCGCGGACGCGCCCCCCTGTCCTGCCCGATCGCTCTCGCCTCGCAGATCGAGTACGAGCAGCGGCTGGCCGCCACCCGCCGTCAGCGGGCTGTCCTCGCCGCCCGCCGGGCCGCCTGGCGTGACGGCGCCCTCCTCGCCAACCTCCTGCCGTGACACCGCTCCGAGGTCCGGCGGAGCTGCTGCGCACCCTGCCCCAGGTCCTCGGCCGCAGGCCGGTCACCGCCGAAACCATCCTGCTCGGCTGGAACGACGAGGACCGCGCGCATGCCGTCGCTGTCGCCCTCCCCCCGGACCTGTGGCCCGCCGATCACGTCAACGCCATCGCCCGCCTGTGGGAGGACGGGGCCACCCGCTGCGCCCTCGTCGTCTACACCGGGGAGCCGCACCCCACCAGCCCGGAGCTGTCTGCCTGGCTGCGGTGGATGGTGGCCGCTGCTGTCCGCTACGACCTCACCGTGCACGACGCCCTGATCGTGTCCCGAACCCCCAGCGGCACCACTTGGCGCTCGCTGGACTGCACCAACCCCTCCTGCTGTCCGCCGGAGGGCAACACCCTGATTGAGGAGCCATCCACGCCATGACCGAGACAACCCCCCGCACCGCCGAGCAGAACGCCGCCGAGGGCCGCTACCCCGAATTCATGACCGCCGACTGCCGTGGCTGCACCGCCGTTGGCGGCCACTACCCGGAGTGCCCTCGCTACGCCGCCAACCTGCCCGCTGTCCCCCTGGGCCGCATCGACCTCGGATCGTTCGTGCTGGAGGTAGACGACATGCGGCGCCTGGCGCCCGTCGTCCGTGACCGGCTGGTGGAGGAGCTGCGGGCCTCCGCCGCAGCGTTCCGCAAGGCCCGAGGCACGGTCGTCGTGCCGGAAGATGTTTTCGAGCTGGTGCGCCGGGTCACCGCTGCGCAGGAGGTCCTGACCCAGTGGGCGCAGGCGTTCACCGCCGCCGCCAGGGAGTGCACCGCCCTCCTGGAGGAGGAGGCGCTGACCGCCAACGGGGGCCTGCCCGGCTACGAAGAGGCGCCCGCCGGGTCCCTGTTCGTGCCCGACGGCACCGGGCAGCGGATCGCTGTCACCCCCGACTGGAAGCCGGGCGGCTCCACCTGGGACGTGGACACACTCGCGGCGTGGATCGCGGAGACGGTGGTGGCCGACGAGGGCCGCAAGCCGGAGCCCGCGATGCTGGCGCCGGGGGAGGAGCCGTCGGAGGTTCCTGTCTGGACGAACGAGGAGGCGGTGAGTCTGTGTCGGGACGCTATCGACAAGCTCCGCCGCCTCGGCACCTACACGCCCGGCATCAAGCTGCTGGAGGCGGAGCGGAAGCGCCTCGCCGGGCTGGGTCGCGACGCCGACGCCGCTGTCCTCCGGCAGGTGCGCTCCGTCGGCCTGCGCCAGTACCGCGGCGTCCGCATCACCCGCGAGGACGCGAAGTGACCCGGCATGGCCGTGGTCGCGCCATCGGCCGGGCCCGCCGCGGGCCGCGGGCCGTCGTGCCCGACCATGACACCCGTGTTCGCAACTTGAGCAGCGTGCGGTGGCAGGTGTCGTGCTCCTGCGGGTGGGCCTGCGACTGCCGGTGGGCGTTGTCCGCTCGCGACGCCTCCGCCGGGCACCTGTTGGACGTGACCCGGTGACCCTCGACGGGGAGGTTAAGTCTATCCGCGCTACCGCCCGCCGCATGCGCGGGGCGGGGACAGCGAACGCCCGGCAGCTCGCTGCCTGGGCGAAGACCCTGGACGACGCCGCCCGCGGACTCGAACGGGGGCACCGGTTCCTCCGGGCGGCGGCCGCCGACGCCGCGAGCGCTTCGCTAACGGCTTCCGACCCGTCCGCCGGTGTCCTCCCCCCGCCGGACCGTCCCGGGCCGGGACAGCGGCAACGAGCGGCCCGCCGGACCTCGATCGCGGCGGCCGCCGCCGTCGAACCGCGGACAGGCACCCAGCGGCACCGGCTCCTCGCCGCCGTTGCCGCTGTCGCCCGTAACCCCGCCCTCGTCGGCCTCACCGATGTGGAGCTGAGCGCGGCCACCGGCATCCGCCCCAATTCGCTGCGTCCCCGCCGCGGGGAGCTGGTGGACGGCGGGTGGCTGGAGGATTCCGGCCGGACCCGCATCCACCACGGCCGGGAGCACACCGTCTGGGTGTTGTCCGACAAGGCGGTGCGGCTCCTCGCCGGGCCCGCGGAGCGGGGGGCATAGGCTCCTCCCTCTCCGGGGGGACAGCCCGCACATGAGAGTGGCGCCCCGCCCGGGGGACCGGGCCGGGCGCCCCACGCCATCCACCCCCAAGAAAG